ACGGTTTCTCGAATCCCTAAACTGTTAAAACGCGTTGCCGTGTCTAGCGCACGTGTGGTTGTAAAATCTCCGCTTCCGTCAGATGGAAACAACGAATAAAGTTTACCTGCCTTATAGGCGACGGGTACTGTTATAATTTTTGTCATATCTTTAAACAATTAATATTTTCTACTATTCCTAAATCATCAATTACGCGAAAATATGTGAACCAATCTATAGTCAGATCAACGGAGCTATTTGCGCAAGCACTATTTTCAACAATGCCTCCGTCGGCAATCGTCCTGTCTGTTAATCGCTTTACCAACAAAACCAACCCTAATAGTTCGGTATCTCCAGACCACGAAGCTCCATAAATAGACCCCCAGCCAACGGTATTATTTACCGCACCTTGTCCCCAGCCAACAGTATTATCTAAAGCTCCTTGTCCCCACATATCTTTTTAAGATAAATTTCTAATTTTTTAATATTCTCGATTTTCACTTTATAACTTGTCGTTTTCATCCTATGCCATTTATATATTTATCTCTAAAATTTCTTGAAAATCCACCAAGCTCCCACCCAGAAAAATTAGAATCATAATTCTTTTGTTGCAAGTTTGAATATTCTAAATACTCCGGATAATCAGCCGAATTGAAAGTCATAAAATCTAAAAACTTTTTAGTATAACTGTCGGCAATATCTCGCTGTTTTGAAACCAAATAATCGACTTCGGCTTTTGTTATAGACTCACTGATTTCATTTCTAGGTTTTGAAATTCCATTATTTCCAATACTGTAAGAAATGAAAGGAATGATTTCGACCAACGCCCAATGTACTAATAATGGTTTGACGTAATTCTCGATTAAACTATTATATTTTTTTGTTATAAATACTTCGTCAATCACATCAATAGCGCACGTGGTCTCTTCCATAACGCCACCCTCACCGTTTACCCTGTCTATTAAATCACTAATAAGATTTATAAAAGGTACTTTCTCGATAAGTTTATCCAAAAGTGGTTTTCCTAAATAACCTTGAACGGTAATATCTTGCGCAATTTCTATAAACTGTATAAATTTATCGTCGTCAATAGAGCCGTTCATTATAGACATTCGTTTAACCTCTGCGGTCGATATCAATAGCGTTTTCATTATCTTGCGTCTAGTGGAATGTTAGGATTATTTGGACTAAAACCCTTGTGAGGCAAATCATTTGGAATCATTGGCGTTTCTTTTGGATTTCTTAAACGATGCCCTTCGGCTTCGGCTTTATTGGTTGAAATCGTTGGGGCATTCGGGCTATGAACATCAACTTTTATCTTGCTTTTAAAATTTTGTCGCACCCATTTATGTTGGCATCTGGGGCCGCCCTTGTACAACCAAATACTATAAGTGTCCGCTCCGTGTTCCCCAAAGCCAGCGTTCACATCGACCTCTCCCATTGCGATAATATCTTCTTTGCGATAAACCTTGTCTGCCTGCATCATTTTTTTACAAAAATCACGTTCCGGATTGGAATTTCCAGCATATCGGTATCTCGTGATATAGCGATATCCGTCAATAATTTCATCCTGCTCACTTTTGGCATTTGGTCTAGCTGTTCCCGTTTTTACGAATTTTAAAACTTTTGACAATAAGCTATCTTCCTCGTCATAATGGACATCTTCCTCGCCCATAAATTCCCACTCGTCTTCGCTTATTGTTTCCCCTTTTTCAATTAATATTTCGGCTACCGTCTTGCTCATTTTTACACCCGTTTCTTTTTGCTTAGTGTTCGCGTCCATCCCGGTTGTGTCTATAAATTGCAAAGGTTCGGAGGTTTTGAAATATAAATCCAAATGGATGTTATTAATTGCTAATATTTCTTTTAGCGCATCAATTATCTCCTCTTGGTAGCTATTGATGACGGTATTGTCGAATAAAAGATTGGCATTTTTGATTTCATCCGCATTATTACCCAAACCTCCACCTGTCTCGCGAACGCCAATCAATATAGGACTTGTTACCCTGTGACCAATTATTAATTTATTGCGACATTCATCGGATAGATATTGATAATGTTCAGGCGCATTATCCAAAGGAAAGTTTGTAACTGTGGTTTCGGTTTCTTTGTTTTGACCAAACGCCACGATTATCTTTTCGCCTCTCGCCCCCGTTAATTTGTTTATTATTTCATTCTTAATGGCTATTCTCTTTTCCTCATCCGGTATGCCATTATTGAAATTCACGACCTTAGAACCACTAAACCCGTTGATAGTATCATTTATCAGATAATCTGCAATCTCTTCTTCCAAAACGGCATACGGCAACGCCCCCACATAATCTACTGGCGAGTAATAGAACGAGCCTGTGGCGTATGGTTTTAAAACGTAAACTTCGTTATTCTTTTTATTACCAAAACCAAACGCTGGTATGGGTTCAGGCTTTTCATTGGCTTTAATATTCTCCCAATCGTGATGATAGTAATAATTTTTAATATTCCCATCCTTGTCGGCTTTTTCAGACCGCAACGTTTCCATTGGAAAGTGGCTAATCTTTACAACCTCACCTTTTGAATATGAAACTTGGAAGCACGCCATCCCTAAAATTTTTCTGTCAATTATAAATTTTCGTAGGTCTGCTTTTTTTATAAGTTTTTTAGTTTTTTCCCAATCTTCAATATTCAAAACCGAATCGGTTGCGTCTAATCCCTTGCCATAAATCAGTCTGGACATACCATTTATAATGGCATTATTTGTTGGCGAATTCAAATATCTATTTATTAGATATTTGAAATAATCGTTATCTTTACCATATTTTACATAATCCTTATTTTTTGTTTCCAAAATTTCGGGAGCTGTGTATTTAGATAATTCAATGACCTCAATCATATTTATTATAATTTATTGAAAAAATGGTTTGGTTAGTGCAAAATATCTTATCTAAATAAACCGTTTCTGTTCCATTTAAAACTTTTAAATCGTAAAAATTTCCCTCTTTTAACGCAAAATATGACGAGGTTTTTAAATAATTTCCCTCTTTTACAAATGGCGTTGTGATAGTTACAGAATTTCTATCAGTACTTATCACTAAGCTATCAGCCTCATCCTTTATCGGTAAGATAAATAAATCTTGGACGTTTGAACTTTGTTGCAATACTATCATACTTATATAACAGTTTATTTGCTTTTTTGTCATAAAAAAAGAGGATATTTTTTTAAAATACCCCCTTTTCCTCCATTAATGATGATAAACATAAAAATCAATTGATAGGGGTAAAACCACCTACTGCACCAATCAAAGTACTTGAAACAAAATCTGACATTGTTTTTTCAGAAGTTGTTATATTAATAGTATAGCCGTTCATTTCGCCGAATGACGCTCCTGTTGAAGTGTCAGGTTTGCATTCGCAACCAAATTCAGCTCCTAAAAGTCTATAATTGCCATTATTATCCTCAAGTATAATTTGAGGGCGACCTACGGCGATTGCGTACATCTGTTCTTGGGTTGTTGCATCTTGTTTTTTCAAAATGATAGTTGCATTTCCTTCCCAAAATGTTGTGCCTGTCGCTCTATCGGTAGCGCTCTTTTCGCTATATGAATTTCCACCTCGCAACTCAAATTTAAACACCGGCACTGGCGAGGCTAGTGCTGATATGATATTAGCCGTTATGGTAGCTCCTGATTTTAAATCCGCATCGTAATTGATAAAATACGCATTTTTTAAACCACCAACGCTCGTCTTTTCGGGCTCTAACCGCCCTGCTGTTAAGTCTGATGCCATTATGCTACGGGTGTATAAAGTACAATTTCACTTCCAATGCCGTAATTTGTGCAAGCTGAATAGCGCATAATTACATTTACATTTTGAGACCCTGTGATTTCTGATTGGTCTAAAACTTTTACCTCATTTTCATCTGAAAGCAATCCTGTTCCAAAGAATAAATTGTCAGATTTAGCGACCATAGCCCAGTTGGCGGTCATACCTTCGGCAACAAAAATTGGAATACCTAAAAAGTTTAAGTCAGAGCCACTATTGTACCATTGTGTGCCTTTGCCATCTGTGCCGTTTGCTCCTAATCCCGAAGCTCCAAAACCACCTAAAGCACTGATATAGGCTTTGACGAAATTTTTAGGTAAATAAATATTCAAACCTTCAGAACCATAAATAGTGTCAGGAATTGCATTTACAATTTTGTTCAATTCAGTGATAACATTTGATGCAGTGATACCACCAGCGCCAATTGAAACACCTGATACATCTATTACCGTTGCATCCGCTGTGGCTAATGTTTGTAAACCGTCAAATTTACCGTTTACACCCACTGCGCCAGACCAAATATTTTGCTCAATCTCTTGCGCAACTTTGTCGGCTACCAATCCTACTAAATAATCAGCGAAATTTTTTGGCAATACATCAAATGATGAATATCCCATTGATATTGCTTCCCAATCGCTTCGGAAATCATTTTTACACAACTGCAAATTGACCTGTAATTGTTTTGGTGTCAAATAACGCTCTACCTGTGTAACAGACCCAGTTGGAGAAAAGTCGCAAGTAGCGTTAGCACTTAAATCGCCAACCGAAAGGACTTTAATGACCTCTTTGTATTTTACATTTGGTTTAACGGTAATACCACCGTTGTTAATAGTTTTGCCACTCAAAAGTGCGGCTGAAATTATCTTACCTGTAAACTCACCAGCGTAAGATGTTGTGATGCTTGTTGTTGTTGCCATTTTTAATTAAAGATTTTTGAGAATACGACATCTCGCGTTGATACTGATTTGTTTTTTTGCAGTTTTATTTTTTGGACTTCCTCGACCTTTTCAGGCGAATGGGTTAATGGCTTGGCATCTGCTTCCAAAACCACTTCTTTTTCTTTTTCCGGCTCTTGCTTAGATAATTTCAAAGCGTCAATCTTAGCATTGATTTCATTCACGACATTCAATAAATCTGCCGATGTGATATAATCCGCCTTTAATTGTTCTTCTTCTTTCTTTTCGATGCTCTCGATAATACCGTCCATTGCGACGATAACAGTAGATGAGCCAGCAACATAAGCTCCTGCGGGTGCAGGTACTTTTTCGCCATTGGCGTCTAATATGAACACCTCCGCTCCTGCTTCGAACATATCAGCTTCAAGCGTTTGTCCATCGTCTAGCACTAACTGCGCTAATTTAATTTCAATCCCCAATAGGGATTTGACTTTGTTTAAAAGTGTGATTTCTTTCATCTTTTAATAGTTCTAATGTTAATAATTTGTTTTACGGTTTCGGTTTTTGTTTCAGTTTTTTTAGCCATTTTTA